AGCGAACTCAGCAAGCTCCGCTGAAGGATCCGCGGAAGGTGACCATGAGCATCCTCGGGACGATTGCCCCCGCCGAAGGTGCGTCGGGCGTCATCTCGCTGGTGAGCTACGTCGCGGGGGTCACGGCTCAGCAGTTGGCGGGGGCAACCGCCACCTGCGAGTCGTTCAGTATCACTTGGCAGACCAACGAACTCGTCAAGGGTCAAGCGGTCTTCAGCGTCGTCCAGTGATCTTGGGAGGGTCACATGGCCCAAGATGCCCAAGGCACGATCATCTCATGGAATGGCGTAGCGCTCGGGGAAGTCATCTCCATCGACTATGCGTTCGGCACGGCTGACGCATCCGCGTACAGCCCGCTCAACGGTACGTCCCGGCTCAAGAAGTTCGTGCCGGGTGACGTTGACCCAGGGAGCGTCAGCGTGGTGATGCGGACGGCCACGGCCATGTCCGGTACCAACGTCGGCTTGACGGCCACGCTATCAATTACTGGGCCGGGCATCACGCAGTCGCATGCGTGGGCGATGTTCAATGAACCAAAGTGGCGCGGGACCGTGAACGCGCTCCAAGAGTATTCGGTCAACTTCAAGCTGGGAGGCTGATGTGGGGATTCTGACACGCGAGCAGATCGAAGCGGTCGATGACATCAAGTCACAGATGGTCGAGTTCGAAGTCCCTGAATGGGGAGGCTCGGTCTACCTTCGGACGATGACGGTCAGAGAGCTTGATGACTACAGCAATGCTGTCATGCGGGCCAAGGGAGTCGGGCTCTCAAACTTCCGCTCTCAGCTTGTCGCCAACTGCATGTGCGATGCAAACGGAGTGCGGCTGTATTCCAACGAAGAGGTAGCCGCGCTGGCGAAAAAGAACGCCGTCGTTGTGGATCGGATCTATCGGGCCTGCGACAACCTCAACGACATCAGCCCGAAGAAGATTGAGGAGATCGCGGGAAACTCAAACGCCGGCCCGTCCGAATCTTCAAGCTCCGGCTCGCCGGCCACCTCAAGCGAACCCTTGAAGAAATCGACCGACTCTCTGTTGCCGAGTTCCGAATGTGGTGGGCTTTCGACCGACACCACGAACCATTCGGAAGAGAGTGGGAGCAAGTCTGGCGAGTTGTCGCAGCCTTGATCGGAAAGAAGACAGACGGCACGGCGGTCACGATGGAGGATTGCACTCCGTATATCGCACCGCCAATGTCACCCGAGGAGTTGGCTGCGAGGTTGGCTCAGTGGAACAAGAACAGTTCGGGGTAAGCGATGGCTGACCAGATTGACCTTGCGTTTCGCATCACAGCCAACTCATCGGGCATGGCCGCTGGCATTGCGCAAGCGGAACGCAGTCTCGACAAGGTCAGCAAGGCGGCTCGGGCAACGTCACGGGATTTCCGTGAAGCATCCAAGGTCGTTGACGCGGTGAAGACGCCTGCGGAGAAGTACGCCCAAACGGTCCAGCGGCTTGATGACTTGATGTCGAAGGGACTGCTGACACAAGAGGTGTATTCAAGGGCAGTCGAGAAAGCCGATGCCGATCTGCGTGATGCCAGCGGCGGCATGAATGCCTATGAAGAGGCAGCTTCCAAGGTTGAGAACGCCATCGACCGAATCACTTCGTCCGTCGAGAAAGTCGGCAGTGCCTCAAGCGCGATCGTGAACGCAGGTGAGGGGTTCATTGAACTTGGCCTCAAGATCGCCAAGGTTGGCGTCATCTACTCGACGTTCCGTGCTGTCACCATGAAGCGGTTCGGGACCGATAGCGTCCTGTCGCTCGCGTTCGGTTTCACGAAGGCCATTGGCGTCATCAAGGCTGCTGAGTACACGCTCAGGGCTTTTGGCGTTGAGGCCGATGGTGCCGCGAAGTTCGCCACGCGAGCGACGGTTGCGTTCACGGCGTTCAAGGCTGCGACGATGGCTGGCTTCACGACTGCCGGCGTGAAGGCATACGCGAGCCAACTCGACAAGACCTACGGCGCTTCAACGCTCGTCAGCGCCGGGCTGACAAAGATGGGCGTGTCTGCGGCCACTCAAACGAAGTGGTTCGCTGCGATGGTGACAGCCGTTGAAGGCGGGACAGGAATCCTGACAAGTGCCGTCACGCTTTCTGCACTCGCGTTCGCCCAATGGGCTGCAACAACGTACCTCGTCGTGAAGGCGATGTACGCAGGCAAGGCAGCGGCCGAAGAGACGGCAACGTATGTCAGAGCCCTGGGGCTTGAGGCTGCGATGGCTGGCAAGTCATTCCAAGACCTTCACATCCAGAAGCTGCTCGACACGGGCAAGTCGAGCGAGGACATCCAGCGGCTGGGTCTGGCGATCAGTGCGCTTGACAAGAAGCACTTTGAAGAACTTGGCGAAGCAATGGAGCGTTCGTCCAAGGCTGCTGAAAGGTCTGGCACCGTCTTCTCCAGCATCGGCAGCACTCTTGGTTCGCCGCTGCTTGGCTTCTTCGCCGCCGTTCAAGACGGATCCGCGGCGGTGTCGAATGGCTTTGCTGATCTCGGTAGCGGTCTTCTGTCGCTGTTACAGCCAATCGGCCAAGTGCTTCGTCCGTTCGGGACGATCATCGGCACAGTAGTCGAAGCGGCGATGAAGCTGTTCGGCGCGTTCCTTTCCGGTGTGGGGTTTGCCCTTCGCTTGACAGGCGCAATGGCACAGCTGGGCCTTGCTATCCCGATTACTGGTTTCAACACCTTCGCGGACTCCATTCGTTCTGGAGTCGGTGCTGCTTTCGAGTGGCTCTCAAGCAAGATCGAATACGCACAGAAAGCGCTTGATGTCTTCTTCCAGAAGATGTCAGAGATGCCGATCATTGGTGGCGCATTTGCGTCGAGCAAGCAAGGGCCAGCGCAGCCGGTTGCCGGCGGGCGAGTTGATCTTCAGGCTGGTCAGGATGCCGCCGCAACCGAACTTGCTGATGCCGCGAAGATTGAGCAGGAGTTTCTTGAGAGCATCTCCGGTGCGTTGGATCAGCAGCAGTCGGCACTCTCGGAGTCCATTGACCGTGCGATGCAGTATGGAGACGTCGGCTTTGATGCTGCCGCCAAGTACCAAAACGGCCTCTCGTCTTTGAACGATCAACTTGAGAGAGGGGCGATCAACGAAACGACCTATGCCCGCGAGGCCGACAAGCTTCGTTCTGCGTTTGATGAGCAGCTTGACGCCGTGGATGCGATGGCCGCGGCGGTTGAAGCGTTGGCTGAGTCCCGCGCAAAGCTGGCCGAGCAGGACATGGCCGACGACCAGTTCAATGCGGCTGCGGTGACGAAAGCAACCGACTCCTACTTTGAGGCGACCAACGCCTCGGAGAAGTTTGGTGCCGCTGGTGCCGCTGCGGCTGCGGAGTACGAGGGCGGGCTGACGGCACTTACGCAGCAGCTTGATGACGGCCGGATCAACGCAGAGGCTTTCGCCAACGCTGCCGAAAAGCTCAACAACAAGTTCAAGGACCAAGTCGCTCAGATCAAGGCCGTGTCTGACGCCGAGAAGAAACGGGCCAATGACGTTGGACGCCTTCAAGGGCAGATCGCTGACGCTGAAGGTTTTCAGCGTGAGAACGAGAAGGCACTTGCTGGCGAGTCGAACGCTGCCCTTGAGGTTGCGGACGTTCGTTCGTCGGAGGGAATGAAGATGTTCATGTCGCTCGCCTCGGGGCGTGAAGACCCAGCCATCGCGGAGTACCGCAAGAGCCACCAAACGCTCCAGTCGATGCTGGCAGAACTCAAGGCTCTCCAGGCAGCACCTCTGGAAATTGCCGGCGCGGCAGGAGGCTGACATGGGCGTCATCGACTACGAAGAACTGCCGCGTGAGCCAGCCACACGAAGGTTTGGCGAACCGCCTGTGTTTGGTCGCAAGTGGCTCGTCCGCGTCGACGATCCGGCAACGCCCGAAACAGTGGTGGTCAACGCCGTGCCGGTGGTGTTCCTCGACCCGCACCCCGAGGCGTTCTACTGCAAGGCGTTCGACGTCAGCCGCGACTACCACGACGGGAACCGATGGGCCCACGTGGTCACGTGGAAGTACGAGGTTCCCAAGCAGGCAAACTACGACAAGAATCCGCTGGCTCGTCCAGACATTTGGAAGTGGTCGACGGGTGGCGTTCAGATCCCCTGCCTGACCTACTACGACAATAGCGACACGCTCCGCGCTCTGGTCAACACCGCTGGCGACTTCATCGAGGGGCTTACTGAAGAGGAGCCGACGTTGACCGCGAGCATCAGCGGCAACAGGGCGACCTACGACTACAACCTTTCTGCGGCAGTCCACGGCGCGCTAAACAATGCCCCCTATCTCGGCTTTGCGAAGTGGTGCTGGCAGGTCAACGGCATCCGCGGCGAGCCGGCCGTCGAAGTCGTCAACGAGCAGGAAATCCGCTACTTCAAGGTGGAAGTGGAGTTGACAGCGAAGGCATCAACCTGGGTGCTGCAACTGCCCAACGTCGGCTGGAATTACGTCAGCGCCGGGGAAAGGGATCGAGTCTGGGTGTGGTTTGATCCCGGTGACGGGCAACCAAAACAGAAGGTGCCCGCGAGCAATCCGCAGCCACTCGACGCCAACGGCAACATCGTCACGGTATCCCCTGGCGAGGGCAACCCACCGATGATCCTGCAGCGCCGCACCAAGAAACAGATCAGCTTTCCTCAGTTCTTCGGCGTTCCGCCGCAGTGAAAGGCGATGACCAATGGCCGACACGACAATGTCTTTTCAGGTTCAGGCGACAAAGGGAAGTTTCTCGCAGACGCTTATTGCGTCAGGCATCACGGCCGACATGGGCATGGCCGGCGTGATGGCGATTCCTGCAACCCTTGGCACGACCCCGGTGACGCTGTCGACCACCTCTCTGTCTTCCCTTGGGATCGCAGTGATCCACAACCTTGCCACTGAGTCCACGCACGTGGTGACGTTCGGCCGCTGGGATGGCACGACGCTGTGGGGCGCTTCGGCCCTCCGTGGGGGCGAGAAGGCCATCTTCCGCATGGAGCCAGGGAACTACGCCTGGAAGGCCAACGTGGCCAACGTGAGGGCTCTGGCACAGATCCTTGAGGGGTGATCCGTGGCAGAAGACGCTGGCCGACGATTCGTGCGGTTCACCCGAGGCGCCGGCGAGCGGATCGGCCGGGCTGTCGTTGGGTTCGAGCGGCAGACGAAGGGAACGGCCCCGCTGACGTTTGAGCACCAGACGCCCAGCGTTGCCCCGTCAGCGGTGATTCGCAAGTCGACGTTCACCGGAGCGTGGGCGAAGGACTCATACAAAACGCTGGTGCTGACGATCAACGGAGTCACGTCAACGGTGTCGGTAGAGAACTTTCTCTACACCCTGCCGGACGAAGGCTCCAAGAAAATCTCGATAGCGAAAGACGGAGGCGACTGGTTCCTCGTCAACGTCGCGCACGTGCAGCAAGACCTTGTCTATGACGTGGTTCAGACTTCAACCGAGTTGAGATTCGACCGGATGCAGGTCTGGGTTCCGGCGAAGGTCACGACGTCCCCGGTCATCATCGGATTGGCTGAGTGCGTCACCGGGTACACGGGGTGACCTATGGGCCTATTCAAATACAACGGCACGTTGATCGCAGGCCTGACGGCCGACGCGGACTGCTGCTGCTCGTCTTACAATTGCTACTGCTTCCGGCAATTCACGAACTACGGCTCGACCCTTGTCTCACGAAGTCGTGCGTGCTATCGCGCACCATTCTGGAACGGTTCGATGTGGGTGTTTCCTGATGGCCAGCCGTGCGTTCCAAACCCCGGATGTACGGTGACGTTCACCGGGATTCTCGTCAACGTCTGCTCTTGCCCGGGCGGCGGTTTGAATCCATTCCAGTGGGCCCTCATTGGCAACGCGGCGGAATGGGCCGACTGCACCACGGTGTCGCCACCACCATGACGCTTGTACTCATTGCAGCCATTCACGAAGTCGCACCGGATCGCCCCGCTGGCTACGCCGACGAAGTGCTTGCCGCTGGCACTCCGGTGACCACACCGGACGGAGAGTTCATCGACATCCCCGACGAGGCGTACGACGCGCTGGCCGAAAAGTATTCCGGTAAGGCGGTGGTCAAGGGACCGGGATCGGTGCTGCATCGGGCGTTGGAGGCGATCGGAATCAAGGCCCTTCCGTCATGCCCGTGCCTGAAGCGGAAGGCGATCATGGACCAGTGGGGCTGGGAGGAGTGCCAGAAGCCCGAGCGGCTCGACGAGATCACGGGTTGGATGGAGGAAGAAGCGACGATCCGCGGGCTGCTGTTCTTCCGGCCCGCTGCGAGGCTGGCCCTGGCTGCTGGTCTTGCCACCGGGGCCCTGGTCTACAGCAACTCAAAGCCTTCCCCGCCCGAGGCGTAGTATCCGCCTGCACCAAGGGAGTCTCCCGATGGCAAAGCGGCGGAAACGGAATCCCGGCCAAACGTGGCCGGGGCTTGAGCCTGGCGAGGGGAGCCCGTTTGACGATGACGGCGATTCAGACGGCGGGCTGGTCGAGTTTGATTCTCGCAGCGCAGAAAAAGAGCAGCCCGAGCAGCGTCCCGACACCGAGGAGCGACGATGCCGAAAGCGAAAACGGGATTGATGGACGAGATTCGTCGCGCGGTCGTTGCCGCGAAAAAGGGGCCGCAGGGCTGGTTCGATAAGCTCCCGCCCGAGCGGCAGGCCGAACTGAACGCGATCGCTGAGGAGTTCTTCGCCGGCAAGCTGGAGGGGAACAGGACGGCGGTGGCGAAAAGCATCCACAAAATCTACACGGCTCACGGGCTGATCTCCGTTGGATGCTCGGAGGTGCTGCGATGGCTCAACCAAAAAGCCTGAAGCAAGACATCCACGCGGGCGTCGACCAAGCCGACCGGCTGCGGGCTGATGCCGATCTGGCACGTCTTCGTGCCGAACTTGCCGCCACCCAGGGCCGATACAAGGCAGCGCTCCGGCAGATCGATGCCGAGCGGGCGCGGGCCGATTCCCTGGCGGGGCTTGCCGGCATCCAGGCCAAAACGATGCCGAGGAAGTTCCGGCCTGCGAAGGCCAACTCCGCTACTGCGGTGGTGGTGCTGTCTGATTGGCACGTCGAAGAGACGGTCACGCGGGAGCAGACCGCAGGACTGAATGCGTTCGACCTTGAGGTTGCTGACCGGAGAATCGTGGAACTGGCCAAGCGGATCGGCGTCTTGGTCGAGCACGAACGTCAACTGGTGAAGGTCGACAGGATCGTGATTGCCGCCCTGGGTGACTTCATCAGCGGGCACATCCACGAAGAACTGGTCGAGACGTGTTCGCTCGCGCCAATGGCCGCTACGCGGTGGGCTGCGGCTCGGCTGCGGGGCATCATCGACATGGCGGCCGACATGGCCGAGGAGGTGATCGTCGTGACGCAGCCCGGGAACCACGGGCGATCCAACTTCGGCAAGCCACGCAAGGCCACGGAACACGACCACAGTTTTGAGCAGAACGCCTACTTGATGATGGCCTCCAACGAGACGAGGCCAAACGTTCGCTGGGAGATAGCGGCCGGTTATCTCGGGTATCTCGATCTTGACGGGTTTGTCGTGCGCTATCACCACGGCCATGAGATCCGTTACCAAGGAGGGATCGGCGGGATTGCGGTGCCGGTCCACAAGGCTATCTCCGCATGGAACCGCAGCCGACCGGCCAACCTTGACGTCTTCGGACACTGGCATCAGTGGGGATGGCTCCGCGGGAAGTACGTCAGCAACGGCAGCTTGATCGGGATGTCGGCATTCGCCCTCCGCATCAAGGCCGAGTTCGAGGCGCCGTGCCAATCGCTCGTCATCGTTGACCACGGCCGGCGGGAAGTGTCCCGGGCGTTCCCGATCTGGTGCGATGCCGATTTGCGGGGGGTGGCATGAAACGACGCATCATCGGATTGACGGGCGCTGCTGGCGCCGGCAAAGACCTTGCCGCCTCAATGGTCCCTGGGGCCTGTCGGGTTGCGTTCGCGGATCCGATCTACCAGGGGTTGTCGACGATGCTTGGCATCCCCGAGTCCGTCTTGCGGAACCGGCCCGAGAAGGAACAGCCTATCGTCGGGATCGGGGCATCTGCCCGGCAACTCCTCCAGACCCTTGGGACCGAGTGGGGCCGGCAGATGGTCCGCGACGACATCTGGCTCCGCGTGGCCTTCTGGCGGTGGGAGCAGTTGGCAGCGGGCGGCATATCTCTGATCGTGGTGCCCGACGTTCGGTTTGAGAATGAAGCGCGGCTGATCCATGGCCAGGGCGGCGAGGTGTGGCTGATCCACCGGCCAGAGCTGGAGCCTGTGGCGGCCCACGTGTCGGAGGCCGGCATCCCCCTCGGGCAGATCGACAAACTCGTCGTCAACGACGGAACGGTCGACCAACTGCGGGAGCGAGTCGAGGCGACCTTTCGAAACTCAAAGCCTACTGGAGTGAACGAATAGGCTCTGGCCATGCAGCTTCAGATCGAACGCGGCCAGGAAATCAATCATGCCCGAAGATCGCCTGTTTGCCCTGAGTGCCGATGACTGTGCCCGCATCGAGGACCGCGCCCGTGCCGCGTGTCATACGGCGAAGCCTGGAAGCCATGCATACCGTCTTGCCATCGATGTAATGCGGCTGCTTGAGGAGCGACAGCGGCTTCTGATTGCTGGTGCTTCCACAAATGCCCCGTGAAGCCCAGCCGTTGATCTGGGGCCGGTGGCGGACGGTGTTCCATCCGTCTGGGTCGTGCATGGTGACGTTGGTTAACAGCGCTGAAGCCAAGCCGCACCTCCATGTCTTCGCGGACCCGCTCCCTGAAGACCCGCTCAGGGGGCAAAGGAACCGGCGTCTCATGTGTTCCATCCTGGCCGCGTACTTGACCGGAGAAGCGGCAAGGCCGGTCTGGCTGGATGACTTCTACCCCAAGGGCAAAGGGGCTTTGGAGGCCATCACAGGGGCTGTGATCATGGCAACAGGTCCATGGCACCGCAGCGGCGGCTCGCCTGAGGTGTGGCGGCAAGAGAAGACCCCCGAAGCGAGGCGAAATCGGCTGCTGCTGCTCAAGACGCTGCTTGATGGCAGATGAAAAGCCCTGGGGATGCCGCGAGATGAGTCAAAATGCGATCTTGAAGCAAAAAGGCTCATATATAAGGGGAAAAGCAAGACCCCGAGGGGGGGTCAAAATCCCCTTCGCGCGTGAGCCGGGAAACCTTGGGGTTTACCGTTCAACGCGCGCGCGGAGGTTTTCGGGGGGGGGGGTGAATGAATACCCGTCAATTGCTCGGTGGAAAGTCGCCCCCAAGCCCAAGCCGCGGAAGAAGCGACCACGCTGGCTGCTTTTTTTGGAGCCTCGGGTCCACGTACCACGCGGCTGCG